TTTTTTCCATAATTAAGTTCGGTGTTTTTTTGGCCAATGAAATAATATCGTTTACCGGCACCAAACCTTTAAAGTATGAATCATGTTCGTCACGCCAACACGGGCGAGAACAACACGCTTTACAATCGTAGTCAGCATTCCATACAAATCCGTTTGCGTAGGTGAATATATCCCAATGAAGTTTGTTGTTTTTTAAACTGGCACACACACACAGCACACTGTCTTTGCATTTACAGCCCATTGTAGGTGCTTGTCTAGACATGCGCTCACAAAACGACGAGCATGCACCTGTTTCGGATACTGTCATTTTTTTCAAAAATTTGCAATCATGGCAAACAACACGAGAATCGCCAGTATAGGTTAATCCATGTGTCACTCCATCTAAGGCGTCGGTTTCATCCCAGCCATAGAGCTCTGGCAAATTATTATTTTCAGTTTTTTGGCGAATTTCGTTGTTATGTCCTTCACACAACAAAACTTGGATTGTATCATCATATGGCGCAGCAAGTCCTTTGTTGATATCTTTTTCACGAGGACGACAGTGATAAATGAATGCGTGTGGTGTGATTTTACCAGAACACACACCGTGGCACACTGCCTCGCAGGTAGGATCCATTTGTGATAGTATTATATTTTACGGTCGGTGGTTGGCGGGTCGGCGGGTCGGTAGGTCGGCGGGTCGGCTTTATTCGAAAGAGATCAATAACAAAGAGAACGCGTTATTGTCTAAGAGTTAATCTTTATTATTTCTTTAAAAAGTAATTCAATTTTTTTCATAAAAATAAAATATTACTATCTACCATTTTGATGTTTTCTTAACACTAATTTTCGGTCCTTGGCCCCGTTTTTTTGTATTTTTTGGGTCATAGGCATCTTCTTCGTCATCCGAATGTAAATCTTTGGATAATTCCCAGAATTCTTTTGACCCCAGTTTGAAATCGGCATGATGTTCGGCTTTATACCAGAAAATTTGGTCATGAAGTTTATTAGATTTGGAGTTATTGTTAATAACCAAACATTCAAAATTTTCAGTACATTGGTCCATCACTTGACAAAATGATTCAAAGGTTGGAAACATACCAGCATAATTTTCCCAAATGCGTTTTCGATTGGCGATATAGGGTTCGCGTAAAATAAATACATAATCTATATTCGTCCGCAAGTTGGGGGGGATACCTAATGGATATTGCATTGTAATAATTAACATGATTTTCCAGTGTCTACCATTCATAAAAAGTAATCGCATCATTTTATCTCTCGTCCAAGTAGCATCATAGAGACAATCATCGAGGATAACAAAGGCCCGCGGGTCTATATTACATCTACGAAATTGTTCCATTTCTTTTTTAACCTGTTTTAATACAGTTTTTTGTCGTTTTAATATATTTTCAATAATAGATGAATTATATTCTTCGTGAATAAAGAGTTTGGGGACATGAGAACTGTAAAAACCATTACCTGCTTCTGTTCCTGAAATAACCGTTCCTATTGGAATATCTTGATGATAAAATAGTAAATCTCTTACTAAATAACTTTTACCAGTATCACGTCTACCAATTAATACAACAACGGGTCCTTTATTTTCATCTGGCTTAAAGCTAATATGCCGCATATCAAATTTTTTCAATTCTAACGTCATTAATGTTTATAAGAAAATAAAACATTGTTATATCCGCATCAATAATAAATTAAGTTAAAAAAGTAATATTTTATATATATTACAACTAATAATGAAGAACAGCCAGAAAACAGTTATTCATGATAATTCGATGAATGTAGCAACTCCAGAATTTACCTATAAAAAGGAAGATAATCGTAAATTATTTAAAAGTTTAGAAGAAAATACCGAATTTGGTATTTTGGAACCTCAAAATTATATACCTTTATATAATTTATATTTTTCACTTACAAAAACAAATTATAATTCAATTATTCTAAATCATAAATATAGGTTACATGATTTTTTATCGCAAGAATCAAATAATATATTTCTTGCGCAGTTGAATGATATTAATAATAAAGAACTGCAAAAGAAAAAGGTATATTTGAAATATAGTCCATTGCTAGATCCTGTTAAATATTTGCTGGGGAAATATGATATAGCGGATACTAAACTATTGGCTTTGCCGTTGTTTGAATCATTGGACTGTCATGAAAAGGTGAGAGATTATAACAATTCGGCATATGTTGATAGTTTCTTTACTTATTTGACAAGTAAATTATTAAATGATCATGGATTTGTGCATGGTCTTGATTTCTATGGATCTTTTTTAGCAACGAAAACTGATTTTCGTATTAATATTATTGACGATATTGACTATTTGGAGGATTCTGCGTTTTTTAGAAAAAACGATAAGGTCTTATATGAATTAGAGTATTCTGATATAGCTGATATAAATAACGATACCCGAAATTATAAGAAAAAATTAACTTTTATAGAGGATGATGATTCTATAAAAAATATTGATTCTATAAAAAATATTGATTCTATAAAAACTATTGATATTGATAAGACAAATAATATAAAAAAAGGAGAGCATCAAATACTACAATTATCGGATATAACTGATATTACCGAATTAGAACATATTATTGAACAACAATCCATCATAGAAACCGAATTAGTTGATATTGATATTGATTTAGATGAATTAATAAAACATAGTTCTGTGTTAAAATCAAACTCTAGCTCTAGCTCTAACGCTAGCTCTTGTTCTTCGCGAACATCTAATACATCCGCGGGCGAAGGGGAAATTCTGGAAGGAAGTAATGAAGAGAATGAAGATAGTGAAGATAATGAGTCAACTAGTGGAAACTCGTCCGTCGACCTAAATGATCCCGACTGGGAAAGCGCTGATGAGTCTGATACGGAATCATATGCAGATGACGAAGAAACATTGATCGCCAAAATAAAAAAATTCCCCGTTCAAGTTATTGCATTAGAACAATGTGAATCAACCTTGGATGATCTTATGGGTAATAGTGAAATAAGCACCGAACAATGGGATTCAATTGTTATGCAAATTCTATTTAGTCTGATTACATTTCAAAAAGTATTTGGATTAACCCATAACGATTTACATACAAATAATGTTATGTACGTTGAAACTGATAAAAAATTCCTCTACTATAAATTCAATCATGTCTATTATAAAGTGCCTACTTTTGGAAAACTATTTAAAATAATTGATTTTGGTAGGGCAATTTATAAGTTTCGCGGGAAAACCTTATGTAGTGATAGTTATCACCCGATGGGCGATGCTGCTACACAATACAACTGTGAACCATATTTCAATGATAAGAAACCGCGTTTAGACCCGAATTTTAGTTTTGATTTATGTCGTCTTGGGTGCGCCTTATACGATTATTTGGTCGATGAACCTATAACAAAAATCGGACAGATTATGTTAGATTGGGTGAAAGATGATAAGGGCCGTAATATTTTATATAAAAAAAATGGAGATGAACGATACCCTGATTTTAAACTGTATAAAATGATTGCTCGAACAGTAAACAAACATATACCTGCGTCTGTTTTAAGTAATCCTTACTTTGACAAATTTATTACAGCAAAAAAAGAAATTAAGAAAAATAATAAAAATGTCATGGATTTAGATGACTACCCATGCTATATGTAAAAAAAAGTTCTTAAATAGAACCTTATTTTTTCTTCTTATAATTTATTTTCCTATAATTTATTCAGTTGGTTCGATGACTATATATACTTACTTAATACAATCATCGGTTTTCTCCTTTCCCTCTCCCCAGCCCATCAACAATCAATTCATCCAGCCAAATAATCGACTTTCTTTAAAATCGATTGTATTGATTGTCGATGCGTTGATTGTCGATGCGTTGATCGTCGATGCGTTGTATTGCGGCTGCGACGGCGCATCAAAATAATAATCATCGCGCACATTATAGTCATAGTCAGTTAAGACCGCTTCGGCCACCCCCATTGCGGTCTCGGTTAACTCCAACTCATCGCCGAGAATACTGTTCGCTGCGTCGGCTTCATTATTTTTTTGGGCGTAGCGCCATTCTTGGTTGAAAGTTGTTTCTATTTTACAGTAATTCTCGAGCGCCCGAATACGGTCATTTTGCTCAATAATAACTTGTTCGGCCAAGTAGGTCTGGTAAGCCACGCGAATGATGCGCTTGTCATTGTTGCTCAATCGTTTTTTGGTATTTTCAAAGGCAACCCAATACCAAGGGTCGTCGTAAACAACGCGTGCTTGCGCATTGGCCCCGAAAATGCGTTGCTGAAAATTGTACGCAATGTCATTATTATACCAAGCACTGAAATAAACAAATGCTTGGTAAATAGGGTAGGCGCGTTTTTTGCTGTCGGGCATCCGAATAATACTTACCTTGTATACTCGTCCAAGCTGTTGTTTGTGGAAAATGTCAATAATTTTCTGCTCGTCAACCCATTGCGGGAAGATGCGCGGAATCATCAATGAAAGGGTTTGAGATACAGTATGAGCCATTTCGAAAAATAGGGTTGATAGTGTACTGTCGATTGAATAACGATAAGGTGTTTACTCGTTATATGGTTGGGTTAACTTGTAATAATATATGAAAAGCAATTCAATTTTTTTCAAATTTCATATATTACCTAATAAGACTTATAATATGAATTATAATATGAATTATAATAAGTTCTTAAAACCCAGGTGCATCGGTGAAAACATTTGTTACCGTTTTTGTAACCGTTTTCGTATTCATAAATTCACTAATAATATACAATCCAACAATTGCACTTAAATAAACAATAATGGTATCACGCATAAGCTCTTTCATTGGCTTTGATTCTTTCTTAGAAATTCGCATTTCTAAAAATTTCATTATTAAATATATAAAGGCAATAATGCCTGATTGAATAATATATTTTTCCATATATTATTATGTATTAATTAATGTATAAAGCGATAAACGCAATTTTTACAGTAATTAACTGGTTTAAGTTAAAACCTCAAATTCTAAAATAGGCGGTGGATTTAAATCAACAGAGGGTTTATTAAGGTCATTGATATCAACAATATCTAGTTTAACATCATCGCCTATATTTAATCGCTCGCTTTCATCATCGTCCTCATCTCCATCCCCAAAACTCATTTCTGCTAAATCGCGCGTC